GGTGAATTGAAATCTTTTGAACAAGAAGACCTTGAACATAACAAAGAATATCTGGAAGCCATGAAGGTTATGCTTGGCTATTATTTGCCACAAACCGAAGCAGATATCATTATTGGTGAAGCATGAAAATCGTTGAAAAACTTCGTGATATAGCAGAAGATTGTGAACATGGTGAGCGTTCACCAGTAAGCGGTATTTCTACTTGGCCAAAGGAAACTACGGTTGAGTGGAAAGCCGCACATATTATTGAACAAGCATTAGCATCACTGCAATCAATCATGGATACCGATGATGTTGTGCCAGGTGATGCGTTGCGTTTTATGGCAAAACGCAATTATGAAATGTTAGTAGGATTATGTAATGCTGCAGACTTGGACGACTGAACTTATTGAAGACCCTGATACAAAAGAAATACTGCTTACTTTTCCAGAAGATTTAGTTAAAGAATTGGATTGGCAAGAAGGCACACTGCTATGCTGGTCTATTACAACAGATAATAAACTTATGCTTAAAAAAGCAGTTGGTGAAGATAGTGAGGATTATGGGCTATGAGATACGTGTTGACAATTGCAGCATGTGTGGTATTATGTGGATGTAATAAAACATTCTTTCAACAAGACTATGTGCTACCACGCAACCCAACTGTTACTGAACGCTTGCCACTTACTGTACCGCATCGTGAATGGTTGCAACAAGGTTGTTGGTTCCGTAGTGAAAACGGACACGATGTGAAAGTATGTAAATGAAAGTTCAAGTAGTAAGTGATTTACATTTAGAATTTGCTCCTATACCAGAAATCAAGCCTGATGCTGATGTATTGGTATTGGGTGGTGATATCTGTTTAGCAGAACGACTGTATCGTCATCCACTAGAACTTGCCGACATGCGTAATAATGATGGTTATGCAAGTGATGCTGCACGATATCGTGAATTTTTTAAGTATTGCAGTGATAATTGGTCAAATGTAATTTATCTTGCTGGTAACCATGAGCATTATAGTGGACGCTGGGAAAGAACCGTGCCAGTGCTGCGTGAAGAAACGCAACGCTATCACAACATACTATTCTGTGATCAAGACCGTGTAGATTTAGGCGATATTACTTTTTTAGGTGTATCGCTATGGACAGATTTTAACAATCATGATCCATTTACGCTTATGTCAGCACGTGATATGATGAACGATTACAGTGCTATTACTGAAAATCCACGTGAAGGGCTGTATCATAAACTGCGTCCGCAAACTACACTTGCCAAACATACAAGTGATTTAGAATGGTTGCGTGTTCAGTTGTCACACTTACAAGACCGCAAGGTTGTTGTATGTAGCCATCACGCACCAAGTCACAGTAGCATACATTACACCTATCAGCAGCCAAGATATAGCACTATGAATGGTGCTTTTGTTAGCAACTTAGACGAGTTCATTATGGATCATCCACAAATTAAACTGTGGACACACGGTCACGTTCACAATGTGTTTGATTACACTATTGGTGAAACTCGTATAGTATGCAATCCTCGTGGATATCCTGGTGAACACAGTGGTTGGAATCCGCAATTTACAGTTGTAGTTTAAGCCCAAGTTCCCACACTTGTATTACCAGTAATGCTACCAACTGGCCAAATCTGCATAAATGCACCAGCTTGAACATATGAACTGCTACCAGGTGTGTTAGTAAATCCTATAAGTGGATTTATATAACCACCTGTTGTTACATCTATATCACCATCTATAATCAAATTATAATATTGTGCAGAAAAACCACTTTGTGGTGATATTGTAACAGGACTTTGGAAGTTAGCAAGCAAATAATTGCTCATTTGATATGCTTGGTTAAGTGACTGTTGGCTTGTTCCGCAAGCAGGATTTACAACATATGTATGATGTTGCAGCGTTGCATTACTTTGACCTTGGAAACTACCACCTAAACCATATGTAACTGCAGCTTGTGAACCAGTATTGGTTTTATAAACAATAGCCATGATACGGTAGATATAACGTGTACTGCTACTAACAACAACACCATTGCCCAAAGCAAACATAGATTGTAGTGCAGTTTGGTTAGTAAGTCCAACGTTTGCATTAGCGATATAAGTTTGAACAGCTTGAACAATACCACGTTGTTTACCAAGTGGTGTAAAATAAAGACTTGTGCCATCATATTCAATATCACCAGTTGCAAGATTGCTGTTTGATTGTAGAACTCCGTTTGCATAATTTGCTGGTGCGTATGTATTTGTGCCAGCAGCGTGATAAATTGTGCTATTAGCAACCATTTGAATATTGCCAGCACTTATATTACCACCATAAACTGGCATATAGGCGGCAACGTTAGCATTACTATAAACAGTCTTTGAAGATATAGCACTGTTCATAGCAATAAGATTTGCATTTATGCTACTGATTTCACCTTCTTGATAAGATGCATTAGCGTTCCATGCTGTGATAACATTGGTAATCTGTGTGCCAAGACTGCTATTAGCAGCATTGATGTTAGCACGTAAACCACTGATTTCATTTTCTTGGTAAGCAGCATTTGCTAACCAATTAGTTGCGGCATAAGAATTAGCAGCAGCAATTGCACTGTTTGCAGCATTGATATTAGCATTTAGATTTGCGATTTCACCTTCTTGGTAAGCAGCGTTCGCAATCCAACCACTGCTACCATAAGCATTAGCAGCGATAATAGCAGCATTAGCAGCCGCAATATTTGCTTGTAGTGCACTAATTTCATTTTCTTGGATAGTTGCGTTAGCATTCCAATTTGTAATAATGCTTGCAGTATTTGCTTGCCAAGCACTTGTAACCGCACTGTTAGCAGTAACGATTGCGCTATTTGCTGCTATAATATTAGCACGTAGTGCACTAATTTCATTTTCTTGGTAAGCGGCGTTTGCGTTCCAATTAACAATAACACTATTAACAAGTGTTGCAGTTGCGGCATTGGCTGCAGTCAAGCCAGCTTGAACAGCGGCAATTTCAGCTTCTTGATAAGCAGCATTAGCAGTCCAAGCCGCTGTAACCGCAATATTTGCATTAATAATAGCAGCATTTGCCGCACTTATATTAGTGTTTGCCGCATTGATATTAGCACGTAGACCACTGATTTCATTTTCTTGAATGGTTGCATTTGCTTGCCAAGCACTTGTGACCGCATTATTTGCAGTAATAATAGCAGCATTAGCAGCAGTGACGCTTGCATTGACATTTAAGATTGTTGCATTGGCTGCAGTGACATTTGCATTTAGTAGCGCAATTTCTGCTTCTTGATATGCAGCATTTGCTACCCAACCACTGCTATTATAACTATTGGCAGCAACGATTGCGGCATTAGCGGCATTGATGTTTGCGTTAAGAGCAGCAATTTCATTTTCTTGATAAGCAGCATTAGCATACCAAGATGTAGAAGCATACGCATTAGCGGCATTTATTGCACTGTTAGCAGCATTTACGTTGGCTTGTAATTGTGATAGGTTAGCATAATTGCTATCGTTTGTAAATGTAGAAATGAGTGTAGGTTGGTTATACCATACTACACCATTAGAGTTATTATAGTTTATGCTACCAGCGGCACTGATAGAACTACGAGCACGTGCAGTTGTAAAGAATTGGTTTGTATCTTCTGTAAGATTCTTGGTATTAGCATAAAGAGCAGTAGCAGTAACGCTATTCATATGCCAAGTATTGCTATCAACCCATCCAACACGATTAGCAATCAACGTATTACCAACGTGGAATACAATAGATGTACCAACTGTTTGTGTTCCAAGAGTTAAATTGCCACCATTTACATATAGGTAACCAACATTTGCTCCCATAATAGTATAATTTGGATCATTATATGCACTGCTATTGATACCCATATCAATATAGTTTGTACCATCAGTTCCAACATCGTTTTCTGCAACAAAGTCAGTAGATGCACTACCACCTTTATAATGGTTTTGATGAACAACTTGACTATATGCGTTGATATTACTATCAAGTTGTAGAGTGCTGTTTGGATAATCATAACCAAGAAATGCATCACCAAGATGCATTTGACCAGTAAAGTAACCAGTTGTAGCATTTATGTTGCTAACAAATATATTACCAGTTGTAATACCAGTAGTTCCACCATCTATAACCCAAGTATCACTTGTTTGGCTATATGTAATAGATTTAGAAATACCGCTTGCGATATTACCAAGAATAATACCGCCGCCATTGATTGCGCTTGTTGTGTTTGCAGTATTACCAAGATAAAGAATTGTGCCAACAGTTGTTGCTGGTTGCGCAGTATATGTATTACCAAGAACAGTTAGGTTACCAACAGTAATATTAGCAAATGTAACGCTACTATTGGTATTGATGCTTTGTGGCAGACTTAATGTAACAACATTACCAACATTTGTAACATTGATTTGGTTTGCTGTGCCATTGACACCAAGAATACCAGTGCTATCAACAGTGACTGCACCAGTAGAACCAGTAACATAGATACCAGCGCCAGCAGTTAGACTTGTAACAGCACTGGTTGAATTAAATGCGCTAGATTGGAAACTACCATCAGCAAATGTAACACCAGTGCCACTGCCAAGAACTAAACCATTGCTGTAAAAACTTGCAGTAGTGCCAATAGTGCTGCTACCAGTTGGCGTAGTTTGGAATGTAATGCGTGTGCCAACAGATGAATTACTTGTAAATGTTTCAGCGGCTTCTAAATTGATACGAACAATACTACCAGCAAATGCACCACCGCCTGTCCAACCTTGACCAGTTAAACGTAGTATAGTATCGCCAGCCTGTGTAGTAGATGGTGAATCAACTGAACCACGAGCAGCACGAGCAGCAATAGCAGTATAAGAGTTTTGCCCACTTGCATAACCAAAAGCATCAAAACTAATACGATTTACGGCATTATCTTGACCAGTAACCTGAACCATAGTGTTACTAAAATTACGTGGTTGAACATAACCTGATGCTGAACCATTGATATTAAACACTGCTTGTGTATTTGTAAGACTAATAGGTGCTAAAATAGTTGTTAAACCATTTCTATCAACTCTAAATGCTGGTTTTGCTTGTGAGTTTAGCACCTGCACTGGGCGGTTTAAGTTTAGATTACCAGTGGCAAATTGTGTGCCAATATTAAAATCTTCTGTTGGACTTGCAAGAGCAATTGTATTGCCATAAAGTGTAAACTTACCAACAGTTAAACCAGTGCCGCCAGCAACATAAAGATTGCCATCACGTGCACCAATTGCTTGGTTGGTTCCAAGTGTTTCATCAAGAATAAAGATTGTACCAGCACCAAGCCACAATTGACGCCAACGTTGCGTAGGTGAACCTAAATCATAAACATCATCAACCGCTGGATATATGCTGCTGCCGCTAATAGTTGCGCCATTTGCACCAGGAACTAATTCTATATTAACATTGGCTTGTGTTTGTAGTGCAAGACCAGCATTAACAACAGCACGTGTTGTAAAAATATCTATGCCAGGTAGTGGAGGACTGCCTAATCCACGAATTGTATTTGTAGTAATAACAACATTTGCGTTAGCACTATCGCTGCCGCTTACATTACCAACAAACAACACAGTGCTTTGATAAGGCACACCAATACCAGTAATTGTATCATTGATATGAACGTTTGCAGCAGTTGTGGTCATACGATAAACAGTCCAACCATTGCCACTACCGCTGATACCGTTTGTTAGACCATATTCACCTATATTAAGATTATCGCTTGTTGATGCTGCATATCTATCAACATAATTTAATGTTAGATTAGCAACTGTAACATTGATTTGATTAGTTCCTTGAATAATACTTCCAACTGGGATTTTAAGACCAGGAACGTTAATTAAACCAGTTCCAAGTGGTGCAAGTGTAATATCACGATTGCTGACTATACCACCAATAGTTTCATCGCTTATATAAAGATTGCCAAGATTTGCAACATTACCAACAGTTAGATTAGAGAATACTACACTGCTATTAGTATAAAGATTTTGGTTACTTAAATGTGCATTAGAATACTGTGCATTAGAATAAAGAAAACCAACATCATTGTTATAACCACTTAAATTGCGTGGTAGCGTGACAGCAGTAAGATAACCACTATCATTTGTAAAATAACTTACATTTGTAGGAATACTTGCAGCAGTAATGTAATTTGTATCATTATTATAATAACTTAAATTATGCGGTAATGTGCTTGTAGTAAGATAAGCAGCATCATTATAAAATGCACTTACATTATGTGGAATACTTGCTGATGTAATATATGCCGAATCATTGTTAAAGAAACTAATGTTTTGCGGCATAGTGCTTTGTGTAATATAGCCAACATCATTAGTATATGCACTTAAAACTGTTGGGTATGTAAAAGAACTGCCATTGCCGCTGATAATAACACCACCAGGAGTATGACCATCACCAACACGTAGTGTATTTGTAATTGGATCATACCAAATACGCCCAAGTTCACCAAGTCTGGTCATACCATTGCTGTTATTATTTCTACTGGTGAATAATTCCTGAACGTGATTTATTGTTGTCACCGAGACACTCCTTATGATTCAATGTCAGTGTCTTCGCTTGCAATATGTGCTACGATAGGGTGTATGCCAGCATTACGCTTGATAATTGATAATTCATCTTCAACATCCTCGTCACCAGGTTGATTAAAGATACTTTCTTCGCCAGCCACTTTCTTTAATAATTCAATTTTTTGTTGTAGCGGTGGCACCATAATACCGCCAGTTTCTGTGCTTGTATGTTCATCTTCTGGAAATGGATTTTGTGGTTCTGGTTGCGCAACCACTGTTAATTGTGCGTGATTTGGTTGTTGTGGTTGATTAATTTGTGATAACACATCTATAAGTTTGCGAATTAATTCTGCGGCGTCCATTTAGGCAAATCCTGTTTAGTATATTTAGTTTAACTACGGTAAACTATATATGGATTTCCTAAACCACCACTAAAAGCATTGCCACCACTGTATGTAATGACATAATTGGCACCACTCGTGGACACACCAGTAATTGTTCCTGTACCGCCAGCAACCACAATCTTCATACCGTTTACTGGCATACCTGTTTTAAAGTCTGATTTTTTTACAGTAGCACTTCGCAAACTACTGCCATTTGCAACAGCAATTACGCCATTGGTTTGGGCAGTAGTAGTTGCACTTGTGCTATGTGGGCGTAACAAGCCTTTATGTAAACCAGGCATTACTGGCTCTTTAATTCAAGAACATTGCAAAGACCGCTTGTAGTGCTTTGAATTGCTGCTACTTTATCGCCAGCATTAACAGCGATAAATTCAACACCACCACCTACGATTAGCATGCAATTTCCAGTATTATAAGCAGTTGGGTTCTGACCCCATGCAATATAAGTGTCTGCATTAGTTGTTACACGCAGAATACTTGCTACACTACTAAAAGCAGCAGTGGCATTACTTACGCTACCTGTAGTGATTGTTTGTGCATTTGCTACTGCATAAGCACCTTTTCTTAAAAGAACTGACATTTATGATTCCCCGAATCTATAGGAATATTTATCTTGACATTATTTTACAAGAAAGGTAAATTATATATATGGCAAATAAAACATTTTTAAAGTGGGCTGGTAACAAAACTCGTCTGATGCCCATTCTTCGCCTGCATATTGGTGGCGGTAACCGTTTGGTTGAACCATTTATGGGTAGCGGTGCTGTATTTTTAGAAACAAATTTTAATAATTATTACTTAAATGATGTAAATCCAGACCTTATTGGGCTATACAATAATTTAAAAAATAATACAGATGCGCTTTTGCAAGAATTGTATTCGCTATTTGATGGCACACATGCTACTGAAACAGAATTTTACAATCTGCGTAAAGAATTTAACACGCTACAAAGTAGTGATATTCGCAAAAGTGCACTGTTTGTATACTTAAATCGCCATGCTTTTAACGGTCTTTGCCGTTATAATAGTAAAGGTGAATTTAATGTTCCATTTGGACGATATAAGACAGTTTATTTTCCAAAAAACGAATTGCTAAACTTTGCTGAAAAATCACAAAATATTAATTTTGTGTGTAGTGATTTTGTGGATGTGCTACAACAAGTGCAAAGCGATGATGTTGTTTATTGTGATCCGCCATATGTTCCTATTAGCCCTACTGCAAACTTTACTGCTTATGCACAATCTGGTTTTACTTACGACCAACAAAAAAAACTTGCAGAAGAAGCAAAAAGATTGACTTCTATTGGCGCAACCGTTATTATTAGTAATCATGATACTGCTGTAACACGAGAGTTATACAAGGACGCTGAAATCCATGAACTTGAAGTTCAACGTTTTGTAAGTGGTAAAGCAGAATCACGTGGTAAGGCAAAAGAACTTATAGCAATTTTTAAATGAGGCAAAAATGAAAAAGGGCGGCGTAGGCGGAGCAAATACACAAACAGGTGCTGTATTTGAAAAAGAAACTGAACTTTATGAAAACATTGGTAATAACGGATACACAGTAATACCTACAAGAAAAAATTATAATAAGATTTATAATGGCGATGTGCTCGTAGGATATCAAGGAAAACAAGCATCACTATACGATTTTTTGCTTGACCAAAATATGACAAATTGTAAAGATGTAAATGCTGTAAATTATAGACCAGATGATTGGTTTTATAATTTTGACAATGAAACTTTTTATATCATTGAAAAGAAACATCAAATGGGTGATGGCAGCACTGTTCAAAAACTGTTTGGTTGTGGTGGTCTTGAATTTTGTTATTTGCGTCTATTCAAAGCATTTAACCCAAATATCAAATTCCAAATGATTTATCAACTTAATCCATGGCACGATAATCCAAAACATCAAGATTATTTTGATTATTTTGAATACAAGGGAGTAAAATGGTTTTTTACTGATATCCCATTGGCAGTATTAGGTTTAAAAGAAAATTTAGTATGACAGACTATAAATTATTACACGGCGATTGCCGTGATCAACTCAAAACTCTACCTGACAATAGCATTGATAGCATTGTAACCGATCCACCATATGAACTTGGATTTATGGGTAAAAGTTGGGATGCCACTGGTATTGCATATAATGTAGATATGTGGCGTGAATGTTTGCGTGTTCTAAAACCAGGTGGTCATATGTTGGCTTTTAGTGGTAGCAGAACCTATCATCGTATGACTGTTGCTATTGAAGATGCTGGTTTTGAAATTCGTGACCAAATTATGTGGGTTTATGGTAGTGGATTTCCAAAATCACACGATATTAGTAAGGCAATTGATGCTAAACTTTTAACAGGTGGGTCAGACAGCAAAGGTTTGAAGAAAGCAAATGAATTGCGTCCAGGTGAAAGTAGAGCAACGGGAATACTACCAAATAACGGTATGATGAGTGAAACTCGTGTTGGTGGATTTTATACAAACGATAATCCAGCAACTGATGATGCAAATAAATGGGTTGGTTGGGGGACTGCACTTAAACCAGCACATGAACCTATTTGCGTTGCACGTAAACCGTTGGAAGGTACAGTTGCACAAAATGTATTAAAGCATGGCACGGGTGGATTGAATATTGATGCGTCACGTGTTGGTGGCGATTTACCAAAACCTATGACAGGTCAAGGTTGGGCAGCACAAGATAAGAAAAATGCCGAAGAAGGATTCCGTCCAAAAGCATATTATGAAGACCAAAGTGGCGTTGATTATGAACCAAATGAACTTGGTCGCTGGCCAGCCAATTTTATTCACGATGGCAGTAGTGAAGTTGCAGAACTTTTTCCACAAAGTAAAGGTCAACAAGGCGAAGTAAAAGGCACAGAACCAAGTCATACTGGCGATGAAAATGCTAATACATATGGCGAATATAAGCGTGTTGCTTTTGCAAAACGCAAAGAAGGTGGCAAAGGTGGTATTTGGAGTAGTGGCAACGGTATTCCAGTTGGACCAACTTATATTGATGCTGGCAGTGCTGCACGGTTCTTCTATTGTGCAAAAGCAAGTAAAGCTGATCGCAATGCTGGTTGTAGTGAACTACCAGATAAAGAATGGAAAAACGATGGTGCTGCAATTCCAGAACGTGCTAATCGTCCATTCAACCCAAGTAAAAACAATCATCCTACTGTAAAACCAACAGAACTTATGCGTTATCTTGTAAAGATGGTAACGCCGACTGGCGGCACAGTTCTTGATCCGTTTACTGGTAGTGGTTCTACTGGTCGTGGAGCAATGTTGTGCGGATTTAATTTTATTGGTATTGAAATGACCGATGAATATATTCCAATCGCTACTGCCAGAATCGAAGATGCAAAGCAAGAATTTGAAAACAATAACAATATTGTATATAATAATCTTTTTGAGGAAGAATAATGGCTGTTACAATCTTACAAGGCGATTGTCGTGATGTGTTAAAAACACTGCCAGATGAAAGTATAAACATGTGTGTAACATCACCGCCTTATTTTGGCTTGCGTGATTATGGAACTGCAACTTGGAGTGGCGGTGATCCGAACTGTGACCATGTTGAAAAGATTGCTGCACATGGTGGAGAACGCGCTGATCGTGACCAAAGTGGTAATATTTTTAAATTTCGTGGAACTTGTGAAAAATGTGGCGCAACTAGTAGCGATAATCAAATTGGGCTAGAACAAACACCAGAAGAATATATCCAACAGTTGGTAGAAGTATTTCGTGAAGTGCGCAGAACACTAAAAGATGATGGAACATTATGGGTAAACATTGGTGACAGTTATTACAATTATCGCAGCGGAACTGCATTTGTTAAACAAAGTGTTGCTAAAACAAATCAAGATTTGCCTACACATAGCCCAAGTCGCAATAACAAGTTGGAGGGTCTTAAAAGCAAAGACCTTATTGGCATTCCGTGGATGTTGGCATTTGCACTACGTGCAGATGGTTGGTATTTGCGTCAAGATATTATCTGGCACAAGCCTAATCCTATGCCAGAAAGTGTCAAAGACCGTTGCACAAAAGCACACGAATATATCTTTTTATTAAGCAAGAACAAAAACTATTATTTTGATCATGCAGCAATCAAAGAACCTACTGCAAAAAGTGGTGGAAATCCAAGACAGTTTGGTGCTAAAGAACAAGAAGGAACAGGTCGTGGTGATATTGGCAACACATTTGTAGATGATGGAACTAGACAAAAACGTAGCGTATGGACAGTTAATACAAAACCATACAAAGAAGCACACTTTGCCACAT